GAGATCTGGAGAAGAACAAAGACTATCTCAATCAAGACTTCTGGATATCACACATATTTTGGATTATCATCTAATGCACTGAATAGTGATACTGAATTTGAAGTTCAAGAGGATGCAACTAAGGGTCAGATCAAGCAAGCTTTCGCAAAGAGTTTGAAGAGTAAAAAGATGAACAAGAAAATATTAAGTGAGTTCATAGAGTTGGTGGCATAATAAATACTTGAAGTAATTCAAGTAGGACTAATGAGTAGATTTGGAGATTTATTAGGTGGAAAAGTTACTCCACCTACACCAGTTGTCGTAACTGAGCCAACACCTGATGTTGTGAAGGGAGACTCTGACAAGGGAAAAACTGATTTAGATTCATTATCTAAAATAGAATTAGAAGAGTTCGGTAGAGAATTAGGTATCGAACTAGATCGTAGATTTAATAAGAAAAAATTAGTGAAAGAAATTGAAGATCAATTAAAAAAACAATAATATAACCAATTATTAAAGTGGCACATTAAATATAGATATTACTGACAGGTGCATTATAATAGGTGTAACGAAAACAAATTACATCATGACAAAGAAAACATTTGCACCCTTTGAACTCAAAATGACTGAACAGCAAGCAATTGACGGATTGAAAAGCACATATGGTGATGAATTCACTGCTGCAGATGTTCGTGCCTTTGCATCAATGAATGACATTGCATATGCAACTGTAACTAAAAAGATCAAAAAGTATAGAGTTGCTGCAGGCAAATGGAATCTCAAAGTGACTCAAAAGTCTGTAGAGAATATTGAGAAATCTTTCAAGTCTCCTGCTGCAATGCCAGCTGTCGAAAAAAACTTAGTTCCAACCAAAGATGATACTTTTGTTAAGTTTGGTTCTTTCCCAGACATCAAAAGGATTATTGGATCTAAATTATTCTATCCTGTATTTGTAACTGGATTATCAGGTAATGGTAAGACATTTGGTGTCGAGCAAGCGTGTGCTCAGTTAGGTAGAGAAATCATTCGTGTAAACATTACAATCGAAACAGATGAAGATGATCTTATTGGCGGTTTCCGTCTTGTTAATGGTGAAACCGTATGGCACAATGGCCCAGTCATCGAAGCACTTGAGAGAGGTGCAATCTTGCTCCTTGACGAAATCGACCTTGCCTCTAACAAAATTCTCTGCCTTCAGAGCGTCCTTGAGGGAAATGGAGTTTTCCTTAAGAAAGTTGGTAGATTCGTTAGACCAAGAGCAGGATTCAACGTATTCGCAACCGCAAATACTAAGGGTAAAGGTTCAGACGACGGACGCTTTATTGGAACTAACGTGCTCAATGAAGCATTCCTCGAAAGATTCCCTGTAACCTTTGAGCAATCATATCCTTCTTTAAAGATAGAAGAGAAGTTACTAACACTTCACTCTGCAAGTGTTGGTGTACATGATGATAAGTTTATCAAGAAACTTGTTGACTGGGCAGACATCATTCGTAAAACATTCTATGATGGTGGTATCGAAGAGATCATATCCACTCGTCGTCTTGTGCATATCATTCGTGCATTCTCTATCTTCAAAGATAAAGCAAAAGCAATCCAAGTTTGCACAAATCGTTTTGATGATGATACTAAGCAGTCATTCATGGAACTATATGACAAAGTAGATGCAGACTTTAACCTACCAGTTGACCAACAGGAAGGTGAGTGATATAATGAGGGGAGAGAAATCTCCCCTATGACTAATGCTTGGAGTTTAGCAGCATCTATTTTAAATGGAACATTTGACAAGGACTATCCGATTATGACAGATACAAAAATCACACCACAAGAGAGTGATGAGTATGATATACCTCACTCAGATTATTACTATGATTATACTCGTAATGATCCCAATGCAAAAAATCCTTTTACTGATCCAAAGGATAGGATAAGAGCAGATTTTGTAGTTGAAAGATGTAGTAGTGATGATTGGATAGAGAAGAGTGGAGGATATGAATGGACACCTGGTTCACCTTGGCCACCATCAGTAGATGATGATGGTCTTGATTATGAAACTCATTATTATGGTGATACAATGGCAGATGTAGATGACCAGAGAGCACATCATTTCAACTATTACGGAACAGGAAAAATGGATTACGAACCACAAAGAAATCATCAATACAAATATCATGAACAAGAGATTCTAAAGGATGTTGAAGAGTATGTTTCTAATACTTACAATGGACATTACACAGGAACAAAACATGAGTTTCGTAAAGTCCAAACAATTGACTTAATGGCAGCAAGAGATATTGCAGCACAATTCTGTCAAGCAAATATATTAAAATATGGAAGTCGTTATGGAAGTAAAGATGGTAGAAATAAAAAAGACTTGCTAAAAGTAATACACTATGCTATGCTATTATTACACTTTGATGGACATTATGGAAAACCATCAATACCCACTAAAGAATTTGACCAAATGCCTTAATGATGAAATTACGTGATTCTATGAAACTATCTGACAGCACTCTTACAGTTCTTAAGAACTTCGCTGGTATCAATAACTCTATACTTGTAAAACAGGGTAGTAAACTTCGCACAATATCTGTTGCTAAAAATATTTTAGCAGAGGCAGATATCACAGAAGATTTTCCAAAAGATGTTGCAATTTATGATCTTAATCAATTCTTAAATGGATTGAGTTTACATCAAGATCCTAATTTAGATTTTACTGAGGATACTTATCTTACAATACGTGAGGGTAAGAGACGAGTAAAATATTTCTTTGCAGATCCAGATGTTATTGTATCTCCTCCAGAGAAAGAAATTACATTACCATCAGAAGATGTTACTTTTCAATTGGAGAGTGTAACCTTAGATAAATTACTTAAGGCAGCAGCAGTATATCAATTACCAGATCTTGCAGCAGTTGGTGAAGCAGGTGTTGTTAAGTTGGTTGTAAGAGATAAAAAGAATGATACATCAAATGAGTTTGCAGTTGTCGTAGGTGACACTGATAAAGAGTTTAGTTTTAACTTTAAGGTAGAAAATATTAAGATAATACCTGGTGCATATGATGTTACAATCTCATCTAAACTACTTGCTAAATTTACTAATTCGAGTTATAATCTAATTTACTACATAGCATTAGAACCAGACTCTACTTTTGGATAATGAAGTATCATCTCTATAATGAAAATCATATACATCAGGGATGTTTTCATTCCATCGATGAGTTAAGAAGATTTTTAACTAATCGAAAATATGATATAAATGATAGAACATATATGGCAGATACGTTTGATTATATTAAACAAATAAAATGGCACTTTGATATTGAAGAGTGAGTATGTTTTTTGATAAAATAAGTTTAGTTACTGGTGGATTTGATCCAATACATAGTGGTCACATACAATACTTTGCAAGAGCTAAAGATTTATCAAATTATCTTGTGGTTGGATTAAACGGTGATCCTTGGTTGAAAAGAAAAAAAGGACAATATTTTCAATGTTGGACTGAACGTGCAGATATTGTCCGTCATCTTGACATGGTTGATGCTGTAATATCATGGGATGATAAAGATGACTCTGCATGTGGTGCAATAGATAAATGTCTTGACATATCAGAACAAGTTATTTTCTGTAATGGTGGTGACAGAGGAAAAGGTAATACTCCTGAGTTAAATAAATTTAAAGATAATAAAAGAGTAATATTTGAATGGGGTATCGGGGGTACAAATAAGATGAATAGTAGTTCATGGATTTTACATGGATACTTTGAAAGACAACGTAAACTACTAGGTATATGAATAATTACGGACTTGAAATTATTTTTTGGATTATACTAGGTCTCTATCTTTTTTATAAATGGGAGAATCGTAACAAACGAAAATAACCTGATAAATAAAGTGCCTTAATACACTTTATGCTATCAAAATACGACAAACTAACAATCCAAACAAATCCATTTAGAGAATATTCCAAACCATTAAAACCAAAATACAATAATACAAAATATCATCAATTAAGAATTTACTTTCAATGTGAAAGTGAATACTTTAAAAACAAAAAGAGGAAAGATGAAACCAACTGATGAACCTAGATTTACCGTTGATGGTAATAAGTATAATCCTGATTTACATGCAAAACCTACAGAAAATTTACAACAACTTAAGGAAAGATTTACCAAAAGATTAGAACAGGTAAGTCCAGAAAGTAAAGAAACAATAGCATATCTTTTAGGTTGCATAGATGTTGTTGAATATTTGGCAACAGGAAAACTTCCGAGTGATGGAAATCACGATGGTATGAAACCACATAAACCAAATAAATCATATTTAACATTTCAAGAAAAAGTAGACTTTGATCCAAGATACGTATGAAACTCACACAAGAAATGATTGACGAAATCCAAGAATTGATGAACCATACAAAAAAGAATGGTGATTTAAATTGGGTGGATGGAGAAGAATTACAAATTAATCTGGCAGGAACATTTGCTGCTGATAGATTTATAGTAATACGAAATGTATCTAAAAAACCTTGGGAACCATCAATCAATAGTAGTCACCATCCTGATTATGATCCCAAATTTGCAGAAGAGTTTTATAAGAAATGGCCTCATCTTTTAGAACCACCTTATAAACAAAAAAAATGAATCAAGAAGAAATAATACAACTA